TACGTCTTGGTCAACATTCTCTATTAATCCATTTTTATTTACTCTCGTTTGGTCAGTCGAAGTTCCTCTATCGAAAGTGAAATCACCATTACCATCAACAGGTAATACTGAGTAAATTTTTGTAGATTTATATCCACTTGGAATGAGTGCTATACTTGGTATCTTTGCCATCCTTTAAATATTTTTGTAACTTTAATATGTTCTTTTTCTTTGGTTTGTACGTTTCCCTTTTTTTACTCATTATAGTACCCAATTTGAACCACCTACATTTTTGTCAGGATAAACATCCTCGTTAGTATTATCGTTATATTCAGGGAATAAGTTTGAATTATTACACATATAATCAACAAATCTTCTTGTGTAATATTCAGCAAAATCCCTTTCTTTTTGAACTAAGAAATCAACCTCTTCTTTGTTTACCGTTTCAGCATTCTCTGAATTGTGTTTAAATACCCCACCATTTTTAACTTGATACGCTGCAAAAGGTAAGTAATCTACCATAGCGTAATGAATCAACATCGGTTGTAGATACTTTGTAACTAACGTTAAATAGTTACCTGTTAGAGTATCTGCTATAATGTCACTTGCTATTTTATCGTATAGCTTTGAACCTAAATAGTTTTGTATATGAATCTCTTGAGCAATTTTAATAAACTGAATAAACTTGTCAGTATCTACATTGCCATCTAAGATGCTATTCTTTACTAAATCCGTTCTACTTATGAATAATGCAGTCATATCTTACTTATTTACAAATCCTCTATTTGGCATATCCGTTGGTCGCATAGCCACTTTTTTGTCATTTACTTCAGGCTTAAAACCCTCTTTCTTTGCTTTATTTACACTTACCTCAGCGTTTGGATTACCTACATCTGCTTTTACACTTGCACTTTTTGCTCTATAAGTTTTTCTCATCCAATAGTGGTGACAATCTCCGCCGCCTTTGTATAGCCAAATATCGTAAGTGTCAGCACCATTTAATCCCCAACCTGCATTTACTGCCATATTAGACATCCGTTGTATATCTTCCTTTCTGTAAATCTTTCTTGCTGATACCATTCTCTGACAAAACTCTCTTGAGTTAGCACTTGCTCTTAAAGGAGCGTATTGGTATCTTACTTTGTATTGTAAACCCTCTCTATCCTCTCCGTCTTGGTCAGATTTAGCATTTGGGATGGCTCTACCTGTTGATACGAAATTCCAAGCCTTTTTTAAAGCACTTAGCTTAGGTCTATTTAATTCTTCAATCTCAGCATCCAACTCATCCTCTGCATCGTAATCTACCTTTCTTTCATCAATTAGTTCCCAATTCTCTAAATCCTCATCTTCACCAAGTTCTTCTAAAGACATAAAAATCTTAGACATCTTAACACCTGTTTCTTCTTCCTTTGTTTCTTTATCTTTTAAAGCATTGTAATCGGTAAACTCTAAAGGTTGTAAGGTCTTAAAATAAAGATTTAAAGCAATATTATTAAAAGCTAATATCTTATCAAGTGCATCAATTAAAAGGTCTTGAAATGGTCTTATAACCGTATTATCCATTAAAATACTTGCAGTCTTTAACTCATCTGCATTGTTACCTAATCCTGTGTTATCTTTAATCCCTAATAACATAGGAGAAACAACTCTATGAGATACTAATATTTTCTTTTGAGATTCTTCACTCAAAAATTGATATTGATTGTGAGCATCACTTAGTTGAACAGGGTTAATATCAGCAGCACTTTCTTTATTGTCATTAAAAGCTAAAATAAACTTACCACTATTAGAAGAGCCACTAAACTTATTTTTGATTTTGTTCTCTATCATAGTTTGAGCCTCCTCATTAGGCACTCCGTTATTCATATTGATTAACATACTTGGTGCAAGACCATTTTGTACGTTATTGATATGATAGTTGGATATCTCCTCTTCTAACTCTGCGTATTGTAATCCACCTTGATAATCAGGCGTAGAATAATAGAACATACCTGCCTTATAAGGCTTAATGTATAAAACCTCTATGTCTTTAGGTTTGTTAGATAACCCGAAAGAAGGTATTCTCAATGGCTTTTCACTTGGCTTTATATCTGCCCAATTAGGGTGATAGTAATACGCTTGTATTTGGTCATCATTTTCCCCACATTTCTCTGCTCTTAATGTTTCAATTGGTAAATGCTCAACTTTAGCTACTCTCTTTTTGTCTTTACTATAAATAACTTGCAAAGCACATTGACCTGTTAACTTTAAGTCTGATATCGCTCTTCTTAACGTCTCTTTTTTAAACAAAGAAATCATCATAGCGTATTGGTCAGGTTTTCTTGCACTATCAGTAGCATCTAAACCTCTACCATAAATCATTGAAGATATTGCGTTAATAATAGCACCATTTGTAGCACTACCATTATATCTATCAATTAAGTATTGAAAGTAATTATTATCTTCACCAAAACCAACCCATTCTTTAGATTTATCTTCTACAACTTCAGGTGAAGTGTAAGTACTTAAATTAACTATGCTAATTTTAGAATTACCTTTTTTGGCAGGTTGGTTAGTTCTGTATTTTCTTATATTTTTACTCATAATATTATGAAATCGTTGTTTGCACTTTTTTCTACATATTCATCTTTGTTAACAGAGTAAGATTCGTTATTAGATTGATTTGTAGATTGCGATGTGCAAAATATTTTATCTTTGTAAATAACATTAGCTTCAATTAAATTTAATAATTCAATAGAATCATAAAAATTAAACAAACAAGCATTATCTTCCCAAACACCACCGTCAGCTTCAACTCTACTTTTAAAATCCTCGTAATCTTTAATCTTATACACATAAAGGTCATAGAAGCGACCCTCTGTTAGATTAAAATTAGTTGATATATCTATGTAGTTTTTATTTAAAGATGCATTAGGGATGTTTATTTGCACTCTCTCGTTTGTGCTATCGTCTCTTAACAATAAAACAACAGTTTCCGTATAAAATCTCGGTAATATACTTATTGTTTGTGGGTCTGTAGTCGGTAGCAAATGCTTCATATTTATATTACAATAAATTTAGTGTAATTTAATGTTTTATAAATAAAAATAGGGTAATCAATTAAGACTACCCTATTATAAACTAAATAAAAACTAAAATTATGCTTCAGGGTCTATTTTAGTAGCCGACAAATCAGCAGTAACAGTTGCAGGAGTCACAAAGTATGGTGGTTGCTTTTCTTGAGCATCCATAACTAAAGTAAATCCACTTAAATCTCCCATAGCAGCACCACTTACGATAGTTCCACCTGTAACCTCGCATCCGTGGTCAGCACCTACTAAAAACCAATTTCCGTTGTAATCTTCAACAAAAACGTGTGGTCTTGCAGCAGCTAATAATTTAATTTCTTCTTGTGTCGCTTTATCTAAAAATGGTAGCGTTAAGTTCAAAGCAGTTTGATAGAACGTAGTTCCATTCTCTCTTGAACTTGTAATTGTTGTTTCTAATGAAGAGTTCCCTTTAATGTCGAATTGGTAGATTGCAGGCGAAACCTCAGACCAAGCAGTAACTTCTCCTGCCGTAATAGTAAGGTCTCCCAACGCTCCGTAATCAGCAAAGCCGATAGACTTTAATCCACCTACCGAGTTTTTACAAGGTAAACTTCTTCCTGATGTTAATAAACAAGCCATATTATTGTATTTTTTTTTATTGTTATTAAAAAAGGGTAGGCAGATTATAAACCACCCACCCTCGTTATTTATCTATTCAACTAATTCTATTAAGCAGGATTAGCTGAGTTTACGATTCCGTAAGTCACGATATCCTCTACAACAGAGTATTGAACTCCTGCAGTATAACGCATAATGAATCTTACATTTTTACTTCCGTCAATGTCAGCCATATCTAAAACCTTAACCTCATTGTGGTCTGATAGTAAACCTGTACCGAAATATAGGTTTTCTTTAACTGTAGCAATCATAGTGTTGTCTGACATACCATTTGCCATAGCTACTTTGATACCATCGAAATACTCGATATTAATGTCTTGGTTGTTTCCTTGAATACTTCCGTTAGTAGCAGCTAAGGCTCTCTTGTACGCTCTGAATACGTTTTGAGATACATAGATGTATAAGTCATCTCTTCCGTATAATGCAGATGGAATAGCATCAGCTACTTTTCCTAATTCAGCAACAACGTTAGCGGCAGTAACTGCGATTCCTGCAACCTCTTGTGCGGCAGGTAAGTTAGCATCAGCAGCTAATAAAGTAGCGAATCCATCAAATGCACCTGCACCTGCAGAACCACTCCAAATATCTTGCTCAGTCTTTTCAGCTACTTTAGCAGCAACGTGACCAATGAAATAATCAGTAAAGTTTGACGGTAAGTTGTCGTGAGCAGAGAATCCCATAGAAACTGCTTCCCAATCTGATTGGAATGGAGTTTTACATAATTCTAAGTTTACTTGTAACTCTTTTGGCTCAAGGATTCTTTCAGTTAATGTTACTGTTGAAGTATCAGAGAAATCACAAGTAGCATCAGCAGTAATTCCGTCTAATGCAATTCTTTTTAATACTTCTTTAAATTTTACGTTAGGCTTAACTTCGATTAAACCATTAGCGATTGTATTTCCACTTAATAAAGCTGCAGATACATATTTACCCGCAAATTCACCTGCATAAGTAGAAGTAATGTTTGTTGTAGTTGCCATTTTTTATTATTTGTTTATGTGTTTAAAAATGTTGTTTAATGTATTGTTTTTTCTTTTTTGAGAATATAGATTTAACTCCTTTTTCTCAGCTCTGTTTTCAGGATTATGAGAAATTCCTTTTACCTCATCTTCTGATAACTCAACTTTTTCTTCCTCAACCTGTTTTTGTTGAGATAATTCAATAAGTTCTTTAAACTCGTTTCTTAGCTTCTCGATTTCTGAAAAGAAAGTCTCTTTACTTACAGATTCCACAACCTTTTTAGGTGTAGCTTCTTCAGTAGATAACTCCTCTTCTTTTTCTCCACCTTCAACTTCGGCTTCTGCTTCGGCTTCTTCTTCTTGAGCCTCTGCTTTTTTAACGTCAGCAATAATGCCCTCTTCTTCGATAACGATAATCATATCACCCTCGGCTTTATGTTCTCCAACAGGAGCAGGTACTCTTTCTTCGTCTGCTACAACGAAAACTTCAGCACCTTTTTCAAAAGACTCAGCTTCTAATACCGCACCATTATCTAAAGTCATTTGCTCTAACTTCACTTCTAATCCAAGCAAAGTTCTAACCTTGTTTAATGTTTCAATTGTGTTCATATTTATATTACATATTAAGTTAATTATTTTGTTTTTTCGTTATTATTAGATACTAATTGATTTAATTTTACTTACTGCTTTTTCAGCTATTTTTAAGCGTTCTTTTGCTTTTTCTTTAGTATCTCTTAAATCGTCTAAAACACCGAAATTACTTCTATTAATACCTATTTTTTGAATTGATTGGTCTAAGTCGTTATAAACTCTATCTAAAGCGCTTATGATTTGTTTATATTCTTGTGATACTTTTTCGTAAGCAAACTCCGCATCAACAAGTAACGAAGAAGCTCTATCCTCATCTACGTCGGCATATTGTTTAATAAGCGTTTTAGCGTCATTTACTAAAGTTAACTCAACTTTCTGTGTTGCTAATTCTACTTTTTCTTCTTTTTTAATCACGTTAAAAACTCTATTCTGTGTATTCATTTTTTCTATTATTTATAGTATTATTTAAATTTTACCTATTCCTTGTTTCCAATACTCAGGTGCTTTGCACTTTTTCTTGTCCTTATCACATCCATTGATTGTGTAAGTATTTTTACATTTACAATATTTTGCTCTTGCCATTAGTGATTGTTTTGTAGTTTACTTATATTTATTTAAGTTTTAACTCTAACATCGTATCAAAAACTAATTGTCTCTCAAGAGCCTCAAATTCTTGTTGATTTGCAAAAAACCAACTATTTGTTATTTGTGTGCCTACCGCCGCAGGTAACTCTGATGTTAATTCTCTATAATCACCTGCTATTTTAAACCATTCAGTAAACGTTGCAAAATCAGTTGCGGTGTTTGCAAACAAAAAGTTTAACTCAATATCCACCGAGAAAGAACCATCTCTGTTGAAGTCTATAAAGATGTTATCCAAACCTGTACTTAGCTTCTGCTCTTCACTCGTTGTTATCTTATAGGTGTTAGGTGCTTGAAACTCAATAGCGTTTCTTACTAAAATTCTACTCATTATCTATTTGTTTTAATTTACTTATTGCCCAATTAATACCTGCGCTTCCGCCCCAAGCATCCCACATCAATCCCCCGCAACCTTCCGAGTAAGGCACGTCTTTATGCTGCTGATGTCTTTTAAATGACGCCATTCTTGCTATTGTGTCTCTTGTGATTGGTTCTCCGTTGGCTAATTGGTTTGCTC